TGTAAAATTACATCTTTCTGCTCTTATCATCATATTCCTTGACGCAATTTCTCAACTGCCTCATCATAAACTTGTTTCGTGTAATCATCAAACAGCACCCATTCCACCAACTCAAAAGCTTGCTCGTTTTCATTCAAGAAGCTGTTCACTGTCCTAACAGCTATTTTCGCTGCCTGCTCAACCGGGAAACAATAAATGCCTGTAGAAATGGACGGAAAAGCTATTCTCCGAATTCCATTTTCCAGAGCCACTTTCATGGAATTGTAATAACACTGTCCCAAAAACTCTGCTTCATTTTTACCGCCACCATTCCATACCGGCCCTACTGTATGTATCACATAATCACAGTGAAGATTATATCCTTTTGTTATTTTTGCTTGTCCGGTTTTACAACCACCAAGCAACCTGCATTCAAAAAGCAGTTCCTTACCGGCAGCTCTATGTATTGCACCATCAACACCACCGCCTCCTAAAAGACTGGAATTCGCTGCATTTACAATAGCCTGTACATCTGTAATTTTCGTAATGTCACCCTTTATAGTCTTTATCATTTAACATCCCACCTGATTTAAATTTCCCATTTTTTTGAATATCCTCTCTTTTTGGGTTTCATCGCTAAACTTTAATTCAAATCCTCTGTGCTCATAAAATCTATTTCTATTATCTCTTCTCTCATCAGTTTCTTCATCTACACTAGATAACTTACCATATTATTGAAGTACATTTTTAACTGTCTACTAGTAGGAATACAATTTTTCTTTCGTACTGGCATCCCACAACTGAATCCTACTCCAAAAACAGGAACCAATCTATTAGTTTTAAAAGCTTGCACAAAGAAAGTCTTTGTTTCTTCTGAAGCAACTAACATCTTTTCCACAATTGTAACTCCCCTAATTAGTTTCTATATTTTCACTATTCTGACATATTTATATACTATCATACGATTAAACCTTTTTCTACCAAAAGCATCTTAGAATCCCCATTTCCCCCCTGCCAACAATAAAACCCTCAGCCCACCGTCTGAGGATTTTATTCTTAGCAGCGTTCCATATACCACCCCGGCAGGAGCGCTCCCTTCG